CATGCTGCGGTGTCCGCGCTGCGGCGATGCCGTCCATCCGGTCCGCCAGCCGCCACCGTGGCGCCAGCGCCTGCTGGCCTGGTGCGGGGGCGGCGTGCAGGCGCTGCGGCGCTAATGCGCGGATCGCCCCGCGACACCGTGGTACTGATCGCCCTGCGCGACGCCGGCCTCAGTCCGACGGTGGCCGAGGGTCGCCTGGACTGATGCCGCGCGATCCACGCCAGTCCGAAGGCAGCGACAAGAACCGGCGTCGCCGCGCGCGGGCGTAAAACCATAGAGGGGGCAAGTTGAAAGAAGAAGAGCGACAGTTGTTCGAGGCCCTGCGCGATCGTGCCCTGCGCGGCGAGGATCCGCAGCAGCACTCCACGCGCGTGCTGGCGCAGGCGCTCGAGATCCCGCCGCAGCGGGCGCACGCGTATTGCAGCAAGTGGGCCGATCGCCAGCTCTACCGCTTCGAGATTGATCCCCTGCAGGGGGAGCTGACGGATGAGGGTCTCGCGCAGTGAACCGGCGCGAGTTCGTCCAGCGCGCGGCGATCCGCCTGCTGGATCCCGCCGAGCCGGATGCCAACCGGGCGATCCGCTGGGCGGAGCGGCTCTGGGACCGCCTGAGCGCGCGCGGCTACGGCGCCCCCGAGGCGCGCGGGCCGCGCGAGCCCGTGAACTGGGTGGATCGGCTGACCACGGAGCAGCGCGCGTGGTTCGACGAGTTCTGGTCCGCGTTCGCGTTGAAAAAGGGCAAGCAGCGCGCGGCGATGCGCTGGGCGCAGATCTGCCCGGACGAAGCCACGGCGCGCCACATCATCGAGGCGGGCGCGGCCGAGGCGAAGCGCCCGGTACCGGACGGCCAGGTGCGCAAGCACGCCGAGGGCTGGCTCAGTGAACGGCGCTGGGAGGACCACACCCCCAGCGCCGGCGAGCACCAGCGCGTCTGCGAGGTGGAGCGCGCCAACGAGATCTCGCGCCTGCGCGGCGAGCTCGCGCACGTGCGCCAGCTTTCGGAGCGCACGCGCGATGCGACGGTCTCCGGCCAGCTCGATGAACAGATCGAGGATCTGCAGCAACGGCTCACGGCACTGGAGGGCGCATGACCGGCCCCGTGCCTGAGCGTGGCCCGGAGGCGCTGGAACCCGCCGGCGCCGAGCTGCTCGGCGAAGTGTTGGGCGAGCTGGCCGAGCTGGTGGGCCTGCCGGCGACGCTGGCGCTGATCGACGGCTGGGGCGGCACCCGGCTGTATGTGCCGGAGCCAGGCCATCTCCACGCGCGCCATCCGCTGGTTGAGGCGGTCGGCATGGCGGCGGCGACGGCCATCGCGCAGCGCTTCCAGCGCGAGGAGCTGGCGATCCCGCGGGCCGTGGCGCTGGTACGGCGGGTGCGGGACCGGCGCATCCGTGCCGAGCATGCGCCGCAAGATGGCATGTCCGCCGCGCGGCTGGCGCGGCGGTGGCGGCTGTCGCTGCGCCAGATCCGCTACATCCTCGCGGCCACCGACGACGACGCACTCGCCGCGCAACTGGACACGCCGCAGTTCACGCTGCTCTAGACGCCGGCAAGGGCAGCCGCTAGGCTCCCCACTCTCTCCCGCGCTCCGGCCCTGTTTGGGGTGCAGCACTGCACCGCCCCGGCCGCTCCCGCCCGCCCGCAGTATGCGGGCCATGTCCGATGCCTTCACCAAAGCGATGGATCTCGTGTTCGCCCGCGAGGGCGGCTACGTCAACGATCCCGACGACCCCGGCGGCGAGACGAAGTTCGGCATCTCCCGCGCCGCTTACCCGAACCTCGACATCGCCGGGCTGACGCAAGACGACGCCCGCTCGATCTACCGCGAGGACTACTGGGAGGCCGCGCACTGCGATGAACTGCCGCAGGGCATCGATCTGGCGGTGTTCGACATGGCCGTCAATCACGGCGTGGGAGCCGCGATTCGTGCCCTGCAGCGCGCCGCCGGCACCCGCGAAGACGCCATCTTTGGCCCGATGACCGCGGCCGCCGTGCGCTCGTGCGTGCCCCACCGCCTGCTCGTCAATTTCGGGGCGCAGCGCGCCCTCGATTATGCCGCCATCGCGCCCGAGGACCTCGAGCGTTTCGGCTACGGCTGGTATCGGCGATTGCTGCTGACCCACAACGAGGCCGTGCGCCTCATGGCATCTCCGGAGGCTTACCTTGGCTGACAACCCCAAAAGCAGAGTCCGCCGCGCCGGCGACCTCGGCGCGTCCATGTCAGTCGCGATCATCGCGACCTGGCTGCTCGAGCAGAGCGGCATCGAGGTGCCGGGGGAGATCACCGCGGCCATCGCCGCCCTGATCGGCTTCGCCGGCTCGGCTGTATCCGACTACCTGGACGGGCGCGACAGCGGTGGCCCGCCGAGCGGCGGTGGAAGCGCGATGGTCGCCAGCCTCGCGCTGCTGCTGGTCGGCGGCTGCGCCACGGCCCCGGCCTCCGAAACGCCCGCGCAGCGCCTGGCCCATGTCGATGCGCAATTCGCTGCGGCCGTCGACAGCGCGGTGGAACTGCGCCAGCAGGGCGTGTTGAGCGCCGACCAGGTGCGGGCGCTGGAGCCGAAGATCCAGCGCGGTGCCGAGGCGCTCGACCGCGCCTGGCGCCTGCTCTGCCTGGCGCCATCGGGCGCCGGCGGGGCGCCGGCGGACTGCAGCGCCCGCCCCGAAGATGCCCTCGAGGCCATCCGCATCGTCAATAAAAGCGTGCTGCCGGGGCTGCACAGTGCGCTTGAGGAGGCACAACGATGAGTGCGGTCGCAACAGCCGAAGCCATCAACGCCGTAAGCGCATTGCTGACGGTGAGCCTGCGCGCGGCCGACGCCGTGAAGCAGATCAACACCATCGTCTCGACGGCGCAGAGCGAGGGCCGCGACCTGAACGCCGCCGAGATCGTCCAGGTGCGCTCGCTGCGCAAAGAGGCCATGCAGCGCTGGGACGCGCTGCCCGCGAACAGCGGCGACAGTGAGGACGCCTCGGGCTGATGGACGAGCGTCAGTTCGAGCAGGCGGCGCGCAACGAGCAACAAGAGCGCGAGCGCGCCATCGTTGCCGCCCGGGCCCGCCCCGACGAAAAGGCCCTGCGCGACGCCACGGGCCGGATCGTCTGCCGCGGTTGCCATGAGCCCATCGATCGCGCGCGCCTGCAGGCACTGCCCGAGGCCGTGCGCTGCGTGCCCTGCGAGGAGCTGCACCAGAAATGGGGGCAATGATGGCGCCGGATTACGACGCGTGGCGGTTCTGGTTCTCGCTGCTGCAATGGCTGCTCACGCTGGGCTTGGGCTTTTTCGCCTGGTGGATCAACCGCGACAAGGCGCGCCGGCGCGATGTGGATGGGCGCATCGGCGGCCTCGAGGAGCGCGTGACGCAGGTGGAGCGGGATCAGTACCACGCGCCCACCCACCACGATATCGGCAACGTCTACGAACGGCTGAACGAGACCAACACTTCGCTCGCCGAGCTCACCGGCCAGCTTGGCACGCTGGCGACCAGCCTGGGGCGCATCGAGACGTACCTGCTGAACACCGGCCACCGGGGGAGTGGTGGATAACTACGGCGACTACCTGAGCCGCGACCGCCGGCTCGTGATCCTGCGCATCCTCGCGGGCGTGCAGGGCTATAGCACCAACAGCTCGATCCTCGCGGATCTGCTGGAGCCGCGCGGGCACCGCCCGAGCCGCGACCAGATCCACGGCGATCTTGCTTGGCTTGGCGAGCAGGCGCTGGTGACGGTCGAGCCCGTCGGCAGCGTGCACGTGGCCACCGTGACCCAGCGCGGCCTCGATGTCGCCAGCGGGCGCGCCCACTGCCCCGGCGTGAAACGCCCGGGCCCGGACGACTGAGGTGGGCCACCGCAGCACGATCGACCGGCTGCCGGACGCGGTCCGCGAGGCGATCCACGCCGAGATCAACGCGGGGCGCGCGACGCTCGACGAGATCCTAGAGCGGGTGCGCGCGGAGTTCGGTGCCGAGCACGCGCCCTCGCGTTCCTCGCTCGGGCGCTATCGCAAGCGCTTCGAGGAACAGATCGCGGATCTGCGCGAGTCGCGCGAACTCGCCGAGGTCTACGCCGATCGCCTCGGGCGCGAGCCCAGCGGCGATATCGGCAAGTTCACCCTCGAGATCCTGCGCACGCTCGCCTTCCGCGCCGGCGCGGACATGCTCGACTTCTCCAAGGAGGGCGGGCTCGACGGCAAGGAGCTGGCGCATCTGGCGCGCATGCAGAAGTACATCGAGGACGCCGGGCGCCTGTCGACCGAGCGCGAGGCCACCCTTCGCAAAGCCGCGCAGGAGCAGGCGGCCGAGGCCGCGCAAGAGGCCGCGCGCGGCCAGGGCCTGTCCGACGAGGCCGTCGGCGAGATCTACAATCGCATCCTCGGGGTCGACGGATGAGCGAGACCAGCGACCCGAGCGCGCCCAGTACGGCCAACCCCCCGAGCAAAGCACCGAAGCCGGTGCTTTTGCCGTATCAGCAGGCGTGGATTGCCGATCGAAGCCCCTTCAAGGTGGCCGAAAAGAGCCGTCGAATCGGCCTCACATGGGCCGAGGCGGCCGACGATGTGCTCATCGCCTCGCGCGCGCAGCACCCACAGACCGTCTACTACATCGGCTACAACCAAGACATGGCGGTCGAGTTTATCGAAGCCTGCGCGATGTGGGCGCGGGCGTTCGACCGCGCCGCCGGCGCCGTCGAGGAAGGCCTCTGGGACGAAAAGGACCCGGACGGCGAGAAGTCCATCAAGACCTACGCCATCCCGTTTCGCACCGGCAAGCGCATCGTCGCGCTCTCCTCCCGTCCCGCGAACCTGCGCGGCAAGCAGGGCGTCGTGGTCATCGACGAGGCCGCCTTCCATGAGCAGCTCGGCCAGCTCCTCAAGGCGGCGTTCGCGCTGCTGATCTGGGGTGGCCAGGTGCGGGTAATCTCGACGCACTTCGGCGACGCCAATCCGTTCAACGAGCTGCTTTGTGACGTGCGCGCCGGGCGCCGGCGCGGGTCGGTCCACCGCACGACATTCATGGAGGCGGTAGGCGCGGGGCTCTACCGGCGCGTGTGCGAGCGCGCCGGTAAAAAGTGGACGCAGGCCGACGAGGACGCGTGGGTGGAGTCGGTCTACTCGTTCTACGGCGACGACGCGACCGAGGAACTCGACGTGGTGCCGGCGCAGGCCGGCGGGCGCTACATCCCGCGGGTGATCGCCGAGGCGGCGATGACGCCGGCGCCGGTGCTGCGCCTGGAAAAGCGCCCCGAGTTCGCGACCGAGCCCGAGCATGTGCGCGTGGCGGACATCGCCGACTGGTGCGAGGCCGAGCTGAAACCGCTGCTCGCGGACCTGGCGGGCGATCGCCAGCACGTGTTCGGCGAGGACTTCGGCCGCTCGGGCGACCTTACCGTGATCGCGCCGCTGACGATCGAGCTGCAGCTGGCGCGGCGCGCGCCGTTCGCGCTCGAGCTGCGCGGGTTGCCGTTCGAGCAGCAGCGCCAGATCCTGTTCTACATCCTCGACCGGCTGCCGCGCTTCGCCGGCGGCGCGATGGACGCGCGCGGCAACGGCCAGTACCTGGCCGAGGTCACGGCACAGCGCTACGGCTCGGACCGCATCCACCAGGTCATGCTCTCGGAGTCCTGGTACCGCGAGCAGATGCCGCGCTTTCGGGCCGCGCTCGAGGACCAGCGCCTGTTGCCGGCACGCGACGACGATGTGCTCGAGGACATCCTCGCGTTCCAGGTGATCAATGGCACCCCCAAATTGCCGAAGGCGTCCACCCAGGGCGGGCGCGGCCCGCGCCGCCACGGCGACGCGGGCGTGGCCTACGCGCTGGGGTGGTACGCCAGCGAGCACGCCTTCGGGGGCTTCGAGGCCACGGCGCTTAACCGGCGCGAGGTGGCGGATATCGGCATCGGCGAACTCGGGTTCGGCGGGCGCGACATGACGGGGTTCATGTAGATGGCGGAAGACGAGCAGGACGGCAACACCCAGCCGATCACGGACGCACTCGCGGCATCGCGCGAGCGGCTCGACATCACGCGCGGGTTCCTCGACCCGCTGCTGCCGGCACAGCACCAGGACGAGGTGCTGCGCACGCGCGGCGGCGGCGATCTCGAGACCTACGAGCACGTGCTGCGCGATGACCAGGTGATGATGGCGTTCCAGCAGCGCCGCCTCGCGCTGGTGGCGACCGAGTGGGAGGTCGAGCCCGGCGGCACGCGCCGGCGCGACAAGGCGGCCGCGGACGCGCTGCGCGAGCAGCTCGCCGCCGTGCGCTGGGACAACGCCAACGACCGCATGCACTGGGGCCTGCTGTTTGGCTACGCCGTCGGCGAGATGATGTGGGTGCGCGACGGGCGCACGATCGCGATCGACGATATCGCCGTGCGCAACCGCCGCCGGTTCGTGTTCGACGGCGCCGGCCGCCTGCGGCTGCGCACCTACAGCAACATGACGCCGGGCGAGCTGATGCCGGCGCGCAAGTTCTGGTGCTACACCGTCGGCGCCACGCACGACGACGAGCCCTATGGCCTCGGCCTCGGCCACTGGCTCTACTGGCCGGTGTGGTTCAAGCGCTTCGGCCTAGCCGCGTGGTCGAAGTTCCTGGACCGCTTCGGCGACCCGATCATCAAGGGCGAGTACCCGCGCGGTAGCCAGCAGGCGGAGATCAACCAGGTGCGCCAGGCGCTGGAGGGCGTGCAGGGCTCATCGGTCGCCGCCGTGCCGCAGGGCACCGCAATCGAACTGATCGAAGCGGCGAAGAACACGACCCAGAGTTACGAGGCGTTGCACGATCGCATGAACGCCGCGATCTCGAAGATCGTCATGGGCCAGACCATGACCGCGGACGCCGGCTCCAGCCGCTCGCAGGGCGAGGTCCACATGCACGCGCGCCAGGATCTGGTGAAGGCGGACGCGGACCTGCTGTGTAGCAGCTTCAACCTCGGCCCCGCGCGCTGGTTGACCGAGTGGAACTTCCCCGGCGCGGCGGCGCCGCGCGTGTGGCGCCGCGTGGAGGAAGGCGAGGACTTGAACACCGCCGCCGAGCGCGATAACAAGCTCTCGCAGATCGGCTACAGCCCCACGCTCGAGCGGGTGCAGGCGGTCTACGGCGAGGGCTACGAAGCGAGACCGGCCAATGGGGGCGGGGGCGTTGCGGGCACCGGCCCGGCGAGCTTCGCCGAGCCGCGCACGGTGGCGCGCCACCACGGCGCCGACCAGGATCAGATCGAGGCGGCGGCCGAGCAGCTAACCACCGACTCCGAGGCGCTCATCGGCAAGCGGGTGGATGATCTGATCGCGCTGGCCGAGGAGTCGCAGGATCTGGCGACGTTCCGCGAGCGCCTGTCCGACCTCGCCGGCGCCGCGCCGCCGAACGCGCTAACCGCGGCGCTGCAGCGCGCCGGCTACACCAGCCACCTCTGGGGGCGCTGGCGCGCGGACAAGGACAGCGGCGATCTGGCGGCGAACTGATGGCCGTCAGCGTCCGCTGGGACCTGCCGCCCGATGAGGCGCTGGCGTTCTTCCGCCAGAAGGGGCTGAAGACTTCGTTCGCGTGGGCCGACATCGTCGGCCGCGAGCACGACAACGCGTTCACCGTCGCCAAGATGATGGATCTCGACCTGCTCGCCGACGTGCGCGCCGCTGTCGATCGCGCGATCGCCGAGGGCAAGACGCTGCAGCAGTTCCGCGAGGAGCTGGAGCCCATGCTGGTCGAGCGCGGCTGGTGGGGGCGCCAACAGATGATCGACCCGGAGACGGGCGATGCCGTTGAGGCGCAGCTCGGCAGCCCGCGGCGCCTGCGCACCATCTTCCACACCAACATGCAGACGGCCTACGCCGCCGGCCAATGGGCGCGCATCGAGGACCAGGCCAATGAGGCGCCCTACCTCATGTATGACGCCATCAACGACACGCGCACGCGGCCCCAGCACGCGGCGTGGGACGGCAAGGTGCTGCGCTGGGATCACCCGTGGTGGTCCACCCACGCGCCGCTCAACGGCTGGGGCTGTCGCTGCAGCGTGATCCAGCTCGACCGCCAGCAGCTCGACGACGCCGGGCTGGAACCCTCGCCCGAGCCGGAAACCGCGCACCGCGAGTGGACCAACCCGCGCACGGGCGAGGTCAGCCAGGTACCGGTGGGCATCGATCCGGGCTGGGCCTACAACCCCGGGCGCTCCCGGCTGCAGCGCACGCGCCAGCTGATGAGCGAAAAGGCCCGCGCCCAGGGCGCCCTGGGCGCGACGGCCGCGGCCGCCGCCGAGGGCGGGCGCCTGGCGACGCTGGACGCCGCGCTCGGCACCGGGCGCCAGCGCGTGGACGAGATCCGCGAGGCGGCCGGCTCGATCGAGGCGTTCCGACGCACCCTGCGCGAGCGCCTGAACGAACAGCGCCCGACGGGCGAGCGCGCGCGCACGGCGGGGCGCGGCAAGGCGGCCGGGCTGGTGCAGGAGGCCTCGACCTGGTTCCCGGATACGTGGACGCGCGGCGCCGACGCCGCCGGGCCGCTGTACGTGCGCACCGAACAGCGCCGGGGCTGGCAGATCACCATCCCGCATGCGCTCGAAGGCAAAAAGGTGCGCTTGCCCAAGTGGGGGCGCGTGACCGGCGAGGCCGGCGCGGGCTACATCGCCGCCGGGCGCGCGCGGGTGGCGCTGCACGAGTACGTCCACCGCCTGCAGTTCGCCCACCCGGAACTGGACGACTACTTCCAGCGCCTGCATGAGCGCCGCACCGGTGGCGAGACGCCCCAGTCGCTGGCCACGTTGACCCGCAAGCCGTTCCCCGCGAGCGAGCGCGCCCAGCCCGATGACTATGTTGACCCGTACACCGGCAAGGTGTATCCCTCGACCTCACAGGGCGAGTACCGCGGCCGCGCGGGGGCCCTCGAGGTGATGACCACGGCCTACGAGAAGCTGCTGGTCGATTCGCGCGACGAACTGGAGCGCTACCTCGACAGCGACCGCGAGCTGCTGGATCTCGCCGTGGGCCTGCTATTCGAGTACGAGCCGTAATGGAAGAACTGGACCTCACACGCCCCGGCGCCGGCGAGCCCGAGAGCACGCTGCGCTGGGACCCGCAAGCCGGTACCGTCGAGGGCCCGGCCGCCGACACGGTACGCGCGCTCGCCAGCGCCGCCCTCGAGGCCGGGGGGGTGGAGAGCCAGCCCTGGCACGCGTTTTTCGAGATCACGCATGACCCGCTGGCCGACCGCCGCGCGATGGCGCTGATCCTCGGCCAGCGCTGGCGCGTGCCCGAGGCGCTCGCCGACGCCTACCCACAACCGCCCGACGACCCGAGCGCGGAACTCGACGAGCGCCTGCGCCCCTTCATCGTCTCCTAAAAACCTCTTCCCCGGACGGCCCGCTGTGAGCCCGTCTGAGCCGCTGAGCGCCCGGGTGGTACCTGTGTCGGGGTCCGACCGGTTCGAACGACTTTAAATGGGTGTTGAAAACGCTCAAACGGTGGTGCGGAGTCGCTGTGCGAGGCGATGCAGTCCCTCCGGGGATTTCCCCGCGCGGCCCATTAGTAGAGGATGGGCGAAAAACATTGGCCGCAGGTTCTGCGAGGACCATTAAAAAGGGCGCACGAACGCCCCTGTGAGCCGGATCGAACGCGCTTCGAACGGGCT